CTCTTGTTGTTACTGCGATCACTGTCGCGGATCATCTTTTCATTAAAAGATCTTTGGGAAGCTGCCCTCTGCCTATTCTCCTGCGGGGTGTACCTCCCCCCAAACGGATCTAGGTCAGCAGTTGTTTTGTTATACTTTTTAATTGCGCTAACAATTTTTCCCGCAACTACCACCATACCCTAACCTCCAAGAGTTGTTTTCAGAGGCGTACCGTCTGGACCCTCTTGACGCATAGGAGAAAACAACAACCTTAATCCACCAGAACGGCGCAAACGGCGTCTACGCTGCACACCCTGCATCTCAGAACGCTCAGAGGAAGTCGCACGTTCATCTGCGCGAGCGCGAGCAGAAGCCGCATCACGTTCCGCCTCAGTCTGAGCAACACTTTTTACCGGAGCCGCAGCAGGTCTGGAGCCGCCACCAAATATTCCACTCATCTTAAAACCTCGCCATCATGTAGTAGTCAGACCCGTCTGGTCCGTACTTTCTCATAACACTTTCTACCTCGAAACGTAGTGCCTTGGCAAACCTAAATGCGGTATCGTTATTGCTATTTACACAGATCTGCAGCCTTTTTATGTGGTTATTCTCTATTGCAGTATCGGTTAGTTGCTTGGATGCACGGATAACCGATATCGCATGGCGGTCTATCTCCTCACCAGGCACAAGCCACATCTCTGCCACGCCATCCCAGAACGGCCTAATTCCAAATGCAGAGACAACCTTGCCTCTTCCTATGCCTGCCCAACTCATACCCTCTACTGCATGATCCCAGACGTAATCCAGATAATTAGGTATTACGTTTACGAAGTCACGGTTCTCTTTCTTGAGGCGTATCCGGGTCAAATGATGGTATGTAAGCGGAACAATATGCTCGTCGTAGCCCATTCTTACCTGAGGAAGTTGCACTAAAGCCATTAGAAGATCTCAAAGTCTGTGCTTGCGCTGAATGTTTGCCCACCCGCAAAGCTTCCGCCGTAGGTTCCGCGCCGCAATCTGCGTTGCTCACCGCCACCCAGCATAAGATATCCGAAAGCATCACCACAGTGAGAGTGCTCATTCTTTACCGGCGCATCTTTAAACCGATCTTGCCCAGCGCCCATCGACACACGTTTGAAGAAATAGCCGCCACTTAGAGATTTCCGCAGCCTCAAGCACTTTTTGCTAACGAGAAGGCCAGGTTTGCCACCAACCAGCCGGTTCATAGGAGCCGCAGCAGCCTCACGCCTTACATTAAAAGCATTGCTATCTGTTGGCTGTGCGCGAAACCCAATAGACTGCAAATGATCGAAAGCAGTAACCTCATAGATCTCGTCGCGCTTGTTACCTGCCGGGTCTCCCCAGATCTGCACCTCTGCCTTGTTGAAGCTTGCAGCGATCTTGCCAATAAGCTCCTGCCCGAAACGCTCAAGCCCCATGTCAAACGTCACAAGCTCATCGAGGATCTTCCACGCGCCACCGGATGTTCTCTGCCCAAAGATAGCCGCCGGTGTTAAACCAAAGTCAACGCCGATTTGTAGAGGGTATTGCGGGTCATACTGCACATCCGCCGACATCATTTCATCGTCATACTCCGGCCAAACCGGCCTGCCTTCCTGCACAAACGTAAACTTGCCCTCTGCGTAGCACCTGATCCAATCAGCGTTCTTGCCGCCGAGAAGTTGCTCATAGTATCCATCCGGCAGATGCACTTTGTTCTCCGCAGATGGGTTAACCATCCACCACTTGCCACCGGAAAATACAAAACCATTTGCTTCCGGGTTCTCTGGTAGATCCTTGGCAGACACCTCCAAGACACCACCTGGCTGACGATAGAACTTCCAGGGGAACCGGCCACCGATAGGGTTCTTCTCTGACAGCTCATGCCACCAGTGATCCGCATCGGGCGGGTTGGTATCCATAATAATTCCATACCAGGACGCGCCGCCATCGGATTTGGTAGGATAACGGCCAACGCGGTGGGTCAAACCATCGATCACAGCCTTTGGTAGCTCTCTAGCCTCGTTCACCCACGCACCAGTTAGTTCCAATGACAGCAGCTTGCGCACATCTTGGGGCGTAGAAAGGGCCATGAATATAACTTCACAGTCAATACCAGGCGCATTATCTCTGCTGGGGAGTTTAAGATGGTGGGTAATAGGCGGTTGCCAACGCATCGGACCCCATACATCTTCTGGAAACAACTCACCCCAGGTCTTAATCGTAGTTGTTCTAAGCTCTGGGTAGGTATTACGCACGATCACAAACCGGGAATACCGAATGCCGTCACGCGGAGAAGGCTTTTGCTGGACAGCTTTTAACATAATCTCAGCAGCACAGCCGTATGACTTGCCCGATCCCACCGGACCCATCAGGCCGCGAACAAAAGACTTATCGTGTAGAAACTTCCAGACCGTAGCAGACTTAGAGAAATCCAAGTTCATGCTGGGGAGATCAGTCATTGTTAACATCCTTGCGACCTGGATTACTTTTTTCCCAGGCTGACTTCTTGCATACCGGACTGCAATATTGCTTGTGTCTTGGCCTTGCAACAAAGGCTACTTCACATCCCTCACTTGGGCCATGCTCTTTAAACCTCTTGCATACGGTTATTGGAAGCCCCTTGTCCAACTCAGAAACACACAGCAAAAATTCAATGTGTTTAATTTTATCCTCAAGTTCTGCAACCTTAACTTCCAGCCTACTCATCGTCAGCCTCATATGTTGTGGTGATCTCTGGACCCTTCATGTTGATCCCAATGATCGAAGGCTTGTCCACGTTCTTCTCTACATCGAGCAAGCCACTAGCCTTAGCCAGCACACGCAAAACACTCACCTTGTCAAACATCTCAATCGTTGTGCCGTACTGACCAACCGTAACCTTCTTGATCGCAGCCAATGCTTCAGAAGGGATCTCATCTAGCGGCTTAACCTGACCAGTATGAAGATCAATGATGTCAGTCATACGAGCCGTACCCATCGCAATCAGCTCAGTCGCAACAGCCTCTTTGTTCTGAGCCAAAGTCTCCGACCGGCCAATCCGGCGCTGCAACACACGCGCACCACCGAACCGACCAACCGGCGGGATAGGTTTTATCTTATCCTCTTTCTTTCTAGCCATTAGTACGGAATTTCATCGTCCAGCTTGCCAGCAGAAGGAGCCGCTTGCTGAGAGCGGTTGCCATCATCCTTAAACAGCTTCAACCAAACCTCACCGTCCTTATTGGGCAAAGGCAATCCCTCAAGCTTGATGCTGATCCCCTTGTCATTCTGAAAGGCAATGCCATGACGAAGCCAAACAGGCTTATCCCGACCAGGCACTTCCTTCGCTTGCATAACACTAAATCGCTCATTCATGCGTATCTCCTATACAACATTACAGTGGGATTACGATATCGCATAGAAAACGATATTACAATAGCCCCTTCGCAAGATCCCTAATCACATTGGGAAACTTATCAGTAGGTATCAAACCAACCTGTTTACCATCATGGTAAATGCGCAGGCCATCAGGATAAACAACCCACACAGTCACACCATCATTCATTTCTTTTTCTTAGCAGCTATCTTCTTCATGGCAGCCTTCTTCATCTTAGGGTCTTTCTTAGCCGCCATAGACGGACGACCAACCTTGCTTCCATAAGTTCCTTTACCCATCGGCATAGCTTATCCTTTCAATATATCTGCATCAGCCTTACGAGCACCACCCTTGCCAGTAGCAGCACTCTTCAATCTACCCATCGCCCATTGATGCGCAGAAACCTTCGGACGCGAACCAGAGCTATAATAAGCACCCAATCCACGCTTGTAGATCTTCTCAGCCTTAACCTGGCCACCAACAGCCTTAACATAATTCGCAGGTAACTTCATCGCTTCGACCTCTCCTTAGATATCCTGTCCATATCAGCCTTACTCAACTTACCCATCCGATACAAAGCACGGGTCCGTACAATCTCCCTACGAGTAGCATCAGCATCACTCGACCCAGAAACATACTTCTTAGGAATACCAGACTTCTCGTCCTTGGGAACAGACTTAAACTTGCGGGGCATGGAAACGGCCTTTCATGAAATTTCGGAAAATAGTTTCGTGGGGGACTGTACAGCAGGCGCGAGG